CCTAATTTACGGAGCCACTTTGGAGCAAGCCTCCTACGCCACCTCGTACATCCCCACATTGGGAACGAGCGTTACAAGGGTTGCGGATGCTGCTTCAAAGACGGGCATTAGCTCATTGATTGGGCAGACGGAGGGGACTTTCTTTTTGGAGTTGGCCGCATTGTCTAATTCAGTCGTAAACGAGCAAATAAGTTTAAGCGATGGCACCGACAACAATACAATTAAATTTGTAATGGGTTCCGTTGTGGGTGGAGTTAAAGCCGAAGGTAAGGTGGCTGGAGCTGGACAATTTGGTATTACAAAATCAACGAGCGACTATTTAAGCACTAAAAAAATAGCAGTTGCATATAAGGCCAACGACTTTGTGTTTTATTACGATGGCGTTTTAATTGGTTCGGATACCAGCGGGTCTGTTCCAGCAATGAGCGTTTTTAATTTTGCGGCTGGGTCTGGAGTATTCCCGTCAAACATCAATGTAAAACAAATGCTCGTTTTCAAAACCCGTTTAACTAACGACCAACTGGCTGAACTAACCGCATAATTCAACACACGATGAAACCACTTAAATACGAGTTCACGCCTACGCAATGGGCAACGGCTAAAGCAAAGATTGAGTTGACGGGTACCGACCCCGAAGGCGAAACCTACACTTACTACAACCCCGAATTAGTTACTGCCGTAGTGGAACTCGGGCATCTATGCACCCAATGGGGAACCGATGCCGAAGGCAACCAAGTGTGTGAGGTAACGTCACCAAAGTACGCAGTTGACATTTTGTGGACTGCCGAACCAATGACAACTTCGTTTGCGTCTTATGTCGTATGGCCAGCCCCGTGCGGGGTTCATATCTTTGCAGGATGGGAATCAGCATACGAGTCAGAGTACTGCGTAGCGAACCCCGATGCAGCATACTGCCAGCCTCCAGTTCCTCCAGTAATTGAGTAACGATGACAAAGGAGTCAGCAGATAGCGTAATCACGTCTTGGTCTTTAACGGGAGCAGGACTTCTCGTAAGCTACGCCCATCAAGCGTTAGGTCTTTTGGTTCTGATAACCTCACTTGCGTACACTCTTTGGAAGTGGCGAAGGGACTATCTCAAACTAAAGAGCGATGCTAATTGAGCGTATCTTCAAGAACCCCAAGACCACCATCTTGGGGCTTCTTATTATAGCACTATGCTTCACACTCGTTTGGGGAGGCCGTGCGACTTTAACGGAGGTCTCGACTTTTATGGTCGGGGCTTTCGCCCTTATGTTTTTTAAAGACGGCAAAGATGGCGAAACAACAGGCGGTAAGCCAACGAATAAGTAAGAGCAAGAAGCGAGGCAAGCACTCCAAGAGTGCAAGCAGCAACAAGGCGAGTAAGAACTACTCCAAGCCCTACAAGTCGCAGGGTCGCTCGTAACAAATCTGCTATGTTTTTTGTCACAGTTCGGAGATTGTCCGAGTTATACTCCGCCAAATGGCAGTGAATAAACCCGATTTGGCAGAATATAGATGAACCCTTTATCGTGCATTATAATGCTCTATATCCGATAATGTACGTTTTAATGTACATTATGACTACAAATTGTGCAATTAAATATACATTAAGCAATATGCAAAAAGTGCAAAGTGTAAACTCAAATGCGCATAATGTGTAAAATGTCCAACTTTTGATATTAAAAACGTGACCAAGAACTTTACCCTCGCAGAACTGACTGCTACAAAAACAGGGCTTCCTAACGCTTTACCCAAGCACTTGGAACCCAACCTCCGTGCGCTTGCAGAAAACGTCTTACAACCCACGAGAGATGCATTAGGTGCGGTGAAAGTAACGAGTGCATACCGCAGCCCTGCGGTGAATAGCAAAGTAGGGGGAGCAAAGACCTCGCAGCACACGCAAGCACAAGCTGCTGACCTAAAGTTTGATGGAGGCAACGATGTGCTTTTCCATTGGATAAAGGACAATTTAGACTTCGACCAACTCATTTGGGAATTTGGCTCTGATACTGCGCCATCGTGGGTTCACGTTAGTTATTCTAATACCAAGAACCGAAAACAAATCCTAAAAGCAGTAAAGCACAATGGCAAAACCAAATACCTCCTCTTTTGATGAATGGCTTAACAAACTTGAGGATGCCCCTCAACCGACTTGCAATGTGGACAATCCTGCTGACTGCGACTCTTGCGGCTCTTAGCAGTTGCGCTACTGTGAAACCAGTCCTTCAGAGTGTAGTTGTAAGGGACACGGTAATTGTCACCAAGACAAAGTACCTAACCGACACTCTGGAACTTTACAAGGACACGACAATTTACCAAGACAAGGTAAGGCTTCAGCTCCAGTACATAGACCGAAAGGTGTACGTTGAGGCAACCTGCTTGCCCGATACCATCCGAGTCACTCAAACCAAGATTCTAACGAAGGAGAAGAAGCAGAGGGGATGGACTCTTGAGGGAGGAGCAGTTTTGCTTATGCTTATTTTGGTGGGTGGCTACATCGTGAAGCGTTGGGTGGATAAACTCACCGAGTAATTATACTCTTTAAGGTACATTAGAGCCGTTCTAAGCGACTTTATACGCTAAGGGGTATAGTTCTATACCTTGAGGTATTTGGATGCGTTAGAACGCAACTTCTTTCTTTTTCTTTGTTTAGTTTCTTTAAGTTGTTTGGTAAAGTTAAGAGTTGACTAACTACTAACTAAAGTCAAGTTAATAGTTGATTAAGTAGTTAAGTTAAGTAAGTTAACTATTCAACTTTGATAAAAAACAAAATAAAATTGACATACGCAAGTCCTTATGCTAATATGTAATGATTCTAAATAATGAATGACCACATCTACATTTATTGGGATGATGTACCTTTGAACAATGACACCAAAGTACTACATCGGCAAGACGTTGAAGATAGAGGCGAAGGATGTGGTGATGGACTTCCAACCTGATAATTACAATCTTGGAACTGCCCTCACCTACCTAATGCGAGCAGGGAAGAAACCTCACAACCCTATCTGCGATGACATCAGAAAAGCCATCGCTCACCTAAATTTTGAACTTGAACGCCAAGATGAGCAGCAAACCATTAGCGCAACAAGCGAAGGAAGCCAAACAACAACAGGAAAGTATGCAGTACTATACTAACCCTGCCAAACGCAGGAAGATAGACTTCATCCTTGAGGAATGCGCTACGCTGATGTCTAACTGCGAAGCCACATACCAAGCTCGCCAACAGGCGAAGTACAAAGAACAAGAGCTACTGGGTGAGATTGCCAAGATAGACCTGCACTTTGCCATCCAATGCGGCTATCTGATACCCGACAATTGACATACAAGATTGTAGTCGGTAAGGTTCCAAGCCTCAACGCCTTCTACGCATCAAAGCATTGGACTGCCCGTGTGAAGGCAAAGGAGTTGGTATCAAAAGAGGTAATGTCGCAGCTTGAGAAGTACGACCTGCAAGAGATAAAGGATGTCCACATCCATTGCAAGGTCAATTACCGATACGATATTGACAATGCTATTATGGCGGTGAAGTTTGCCCTTGACACATTTAAGACTTGGGGTGGCGTAAAGGATGACTCCCGAAAATATGTGCATTCCTTAAAGTTGGTACACGACACAAGTATTGGGAAAGACACGGCAGAAATTACTTTTAATGGAATTTTGGTCAATTCATAATTTTTGTTTATTTTTGTCAGGAACTTAAACCAATCAGTTATGACTCTATCCTTTTCTTCTGACGTATACACCGAAATGGTGCAAGTGCAACAAGCACAAATCCAAGCACTTCAAAACAAGATACAAGAGCTTCAAGCTCGTATTGATGTTTTAGAGCAGCAATCAATTCTATTTATCTAAAACCAATCTATTATGCCTAAAATTATTTCAATCACACCAACAGGTCAATGGCAAGATTTATTCAAACTCGAAGTTCGCTTTGACAATGGAGACTTCGGTACTGCCTTTGCCAAATCACAAACCCCTCCCTACGCAGTGGGCGATGAGGTTGAGTACACCAAGAACGAAAAGGGTACGGTGAAAATCCAACGCCCTAATCCTTATGGTGCTTCCACAGGAGGAGGATATACACCTTCTTCCCCTAAAAGCAACGATGACCGCTCTGCTTCTATCATCCGACAGGTTGCTTTGAAGTCAGCGGTGGAGTACGCTTGTGCTGCACAACACGATGTGAACACCATCCTTGCTAACGCAGAAACCTTTAACGCTTGGATGACAGGACAGAGTGCTGCTCCTGCATCACACACCGAGCATTTCGCAAATCGCAACGACCCTTTCTGATTGGTTTTTTAATGGCCGTTGCGTAGAGCCTCCCTTCGGGGAGGTTTTTTTTTGCTTTATTAAAATTTTTGTTTATTTTAGCCGTACCAATCAGAAATAATGATACATCCCGACCTCCTTTCAAACGAATCTTCGTTACCATATCTTCAACGTGCCCTTAAGGGCAAATACTACGACACGGGTAAGCTCGGTGTCTATGAAGTAGACCAATACCTGCGCCTAAAAGAAGGTGAGTTTGTAGTCGTAGTTGGCCACGCCAACGTAGGCAAGACCCACACGCTTCTATACCTTATGCTCTTGCAGTCGTATAACTTCGGCAAGAAATGGCTGATATACTCCGCAGAGAACGAAGTGCCAAGCCTTAAGCGAAAGCTGATAGAGTTCCTTGTCTGCAAACCCATACAGGGAATTGATGAGGGGATGATGTACCGCAAGTTGGACTTCATCAACGAGTACTTCCAATTCATAGACGGCAACAGGCTATTTACCGCATTTGAACTTCTTGAGATAATGAACTCCATCAAGAACGAATGGAACTATACAGGTGCTTTGATAGACCCCTACAATTCTTTAAGTACGGACCAAAAGAAATTAGGTAAGACAGGGATGCACGAATACCACTACGAGGTAGCCTCTGCGCTTCGGGTATTTGCACATCAGAATAACGTCACCACAATAGTCAATGCTCACCCAGTTACGGAGGCGATGCGCAAGACATTCTACAAAGGCCACAAGTACGAGGGGATGGCGATGCCTCCCAACACATCAGATATTGAAGGTGGCGGTAAGTGGGGCAACAGGTCGGACTGTGTAATCGTGATTCACCGATTCGCTGCACACGAAACCGATTGGATATACACCCACATCCACGTTCGTAAGGTCAAGGAGATGGAATCGGGAGGGCGCATCACGCCCCTTGAAACACCCTTAATCTTGCAGAGCGTGTTAGGTAATGTTGGCTTTGTGATAAACGGCCGTAACTTGCTGCCAATTAAAATGGATGAAACACCTGCGAGCGATGTACCCTTCTGATGACTCCCACGACCTTTACATAAGGGAGAAGCAGCTGATGCTTGCAGGTACTGCGATGTGGTTGGCGCAGCAAGCAGCAGACAAGGCAAAAGGCAGAGAAGTACAAGATGACATCCTGCACCACGTTATGAGCTGCCATTACGCAGACCTACTCCTTCAGCAGTTTATTGACTACCGCCAGTTCACCGAAGGCAAGATGAACGAGATGTACCTTGCCAACGCCAAGCTACGGATTGATAGTGAGCAAATGATTTACGAGATACAACGGCTGCAAGGGATAATTGAGGACACGCTATGAAGCAAATTCTCTCACCCTTCCAGAAGTACGAATGCTTCTCCGTTGACGGCCACGACTACCTCGTGGTAGACTACACCATAATCCAAGACAAGGATGACAATTTAGTGGAATGGGCAAGTGAGATGAAGTTTAAAAGACTTTCGGACCACAAGCACTTCACTATGCCAATCACCAAGATATTAACCAATCACAAAGAAGGCAGAGCTAAACACTGCAAATGCAAATGAGACCATTTGAACTACGCCAATTAAAAGTAAGTAAAGAGCAATACTTCGCCCGTCTTGGATTCCAAGACAATGGAAGCCGTGCGCATAAAGAAAGCACCGCAAGAGCAGCATTCGTATCAGCATTTAGAAACCACGCCACGCTGCACGAACTTGGTGAGGCTATTGACAAAGACCATTCAAGCGTAGCCTATGCCGTAAGGATGCACAAAGACCGCCTTATCTACGGGGACTATCAGCACTACTACAAGGTCGCTTGCTGCGTTCTTGAGGAGAACCCGATGGCAACGATTGACAAGCCCGACTTTCAAGCGTTGGAGCAGGAACTAAATAAACTCAACGAGGTGGTAGCGGAGTTATCTAAGTATAAAGAACTATACTTAACTCTTAAACGCACCTTTGATGAATTTTAGCGTGAACATTTGGCCTATCACAGGATTGCTCTTGGGTGTAAACTACGCCTCAACAACTGACCTTGATGGCGAGGACTTACAACACGAACTTCAGTTTGCCTTGTTTGTAATAATTTTTGAAATTAGTTGGAACTCCTCGCAGTATTAGCAAAGCGGCAGACCGATTGGATTCGGATGTGCAAGAGCTTCGGGGCGAGTGATGACCTTGCCCAAGAGCTTGTGCAGGAGATGTACGTCAGACTGTACAAATACGTTGATGATGCCGAGAAAATAATGTACAACGAGACGGAGGTCAATACCTTCTTCGTGTACGTTACGCTGCGAAATATGTACGCTACCTTGATGCGCCAGAGAGCAAGGTTTGAGTTTGTAGATGTGGACATCCTTGAGGAGTTTATATACGAGGAGGCCAACGAAGATGCAGAGGTACAACTGATTCAACTCTACGACAGGGTATGGTCAACCCAAACTGACTGGCACTGGTACGACAAAAAGATATTTGCACTATACCACAACACCGATATGTCCATTCGCACGTTAGCGAATGAGACCAAGATTTCAGCACGTTCCATATTCAACACACTAAAAAATGCAAGAGAGCGAATCCAAGAAGACTGCCAAGACACCTACGAAGCGTACAAAGAAGCCAAGCGGCTTGGGTGATACCATAGAGCAAATCACAACCGCCACAGGCATTAAGGCTGCGGTGGATTGGTTTAGCGAAGCCACAGGCGTGGACTGCGGTTGCGATGCGCGTAAGGAGAAACTGAACAAGCTATTTCGGTACAGAAAGCCTGAATGCTTGACCAAAGAAGAATACGAGTTTGTTGACACGATGCGAGGCAGGAACACCGTGACCGCCATTGAGCAGACGGAGGTGAATAGAATCTACAACCGAGTCTTTAAGGATTCGGTAAAGCCCACCAACTGCGGCTCGTGTCTTCGTGGTAGGTTGCAGGAGCTTGAGACCCTATACAACGCTTATGTCAGTTAGTAACGAGCGCAGGGTTTACTCCAATCAAGTTGGGGACATCACCGCAAAGAGGTTTGTAGAGGCTTGCGAAGCCATCGGCTACTCGTGTGAGAAGTCAGACCGCAACACCGACATCTACGACCACATTGACTACTTCGTTACACGGCTAAACGGAACAACATCCGTAGACGTAAAAGGGGGCAACCACCCCAACACCATTTGGGTGGAGTTCAAGAACGTAAAAGGTGACAATGGATGGATGTACGGCAAAGCCGAGTACATTGCATTTGATATGCCAGAGCTTGGAGGGTTTGTGATGGTGAGAACGCAGGAGCTTGCACGGCTATGTGAGCAGATTGTAGAGCCTGTGTTTGTCACAAAGCAAGATGCTACAAGAAAATACTACCAAAGAGAAGGCAGGGAGGATGTGATAAGCAGACTTGAGTTGCCAGACATTCAAAGATTAGTTTCATTTAAAGTTTTAACCTATGCCAATCCCTCAACCCAAAAGTGGTGAAAAGCAATCCGAATACATCCAACGCTGCTTGGAGGCTATCGGGAGCGAGTACCCAGACAAAGACCAAGCAGTAGCAGTTTGCTACACGCAATTCAGAGAGGGCAAGTAGTCCTCTTTTTTTTATTTATTTTTTTTGGTTGTTTAAAACTTTTGCTTTATTTTTGAAAAACATTTAATACCAATCAGATGAAAAACTCAGAATACTTTTCTTACCTTGACAACTGTCTTATTGACCATAATGGCTTTAAGGCGGCATATGGTGTAACCGCCTATACAAAGCGTGACGCGCAGCGTATTTTAAGCAAAGCAAAACTTTACTACACAGGCAGCTACAAGTTAGATAGCAGTCGCTTTCATATAACAGTAAAATAAAACCAATCTCTAAAACCAATCAAAATGTTTAATAAATACAAATGGCTCGAAGAGCAAAAGGAATCGTTAAAGGAATATATTAACGCAGAAGTTGCCAATGGCAATACTCCCGATTACGGCGAGCTTTGCGAGCAGCTTCAGAATGACATTGACAACGATGTTATTTACTACAACGTTTGTTGGGATATTTGCAAAGAGCTTGCTCAGTGCAACGAGTGGGACAAGATGGAATTTGGTCCGATAACGAGCCTTGCTCAACTTGCATACGTATCCTTATATGAATACGCTAACGAGAATTTAGACCTTGAGGAATTACTTACCGAAACACTTAACGAAAATGCATAATCTAAAAGTTCTTATTGCCAAGACAATCGCCTCTGTTACGATTATCTTTTGCCTTATCGGTAGCCTTGCCTTTGTTGAATTTCTAATTAACCTGTAAGATGATATTCACATACAACGACCTGAAGTTTTGGCTCGAAGATGCCGACCTGCTACCGCAGTCTTATTGGGATGCCCTTGAGGACTACAACCCAGACAATAAGAACTCTGATGAGATTCTTGCCAAGTGGCTCGGCTTTGCCCACGTTGCCGACTTCTACGAGTACGAGATGCAAATCACATACATAGAGGAGTCATACAACGAGGATGGCTATACCAACACCACCGCATACCCTACCACATCCATTTACAGGGATATACCAAACCTTGCCAATGACATCTACATCAAGTGGATGAACTGGGCAACAACCGTAGCATCCGAAGAATAAAAAAATAATAATGGAAAAAGAAATAATATACATTGAGCCTAATGCCATATTTTCATATGGCTATAACCCCGACCACCTTGCGGTCCTACTGCACTTTGATGGGCATAGAGCAGGGGCAGATGCTGCTGAGGAGTTTATGATTGACTTCCCAATGCACGAAGACTACTACGATGCAATGAAATACTACTGCAGTCGGTACGAAGAACATATGATTAAAAAATTTGCTGAGAAATGAAATACCAAACTATATCCCAACTACTCCGAGAGCTGAAGTCGGTTGACTTGTCTGAGTCAATCATCAAAGACATAGAGACTATTGAGCAGGTACACTTGCGCTTCGCCTACCACGATGCGTTAATTCGTGTGCCTTTTGAAGAGTGGTACGAATCAACATTCCAAACACAAACAAAATGAAAATCATAGAACTTTTAGACGGCAGCACTTGGGATATGGAGACAGTCCTTGAGAAGATGCACGATGATGACTTTTACTACGGGGTACTCGGCAAGAACGCTCTATCCTCCAGTGCTTGCAAACTCCTGCTGACATCACCCAAGACGTACCACTACGTTACGAAGTACGGCAGCGAGGACTCCGATGCGTTTGCAGTAGGCCGCCTCGTTCACCTTATGGCTCTTGAGCCGCACAGGGTAGCGGACTACGAAGTGATTGAGGTGCAAAGCAAGAACGCAAAGGCTTGGCAGGATGCGAAGGGAAAACGTAACCTATGCACCCGTAAAGAGTACAACGAGGCGCAACGCATCTCTGATGCGCTCCTGCGTAACGAGAACGTGCTTGGTCTTATCACAGGCTGCGAGTTTGAAGTACCAAAAATTGGTATGATTGGCGGCCTGCCCTTTAGGGCGAAGGCTGACATCTATGCTGAAGGATTCTTGGCTGATTTGAAAACAACAACCGACCTACGAGCATTCCCTTATTCTGCAAAGAAGTACGGCTACGATGTGCAGGCGTTTATCTACACCCGATTGTTCGGAGTGCCGATTGACAAGTTCTTTTTTATCGCTATTGACAAAGGAAGTTTGGACATAGGCATCTATGGAGTTAGCCCCGAGTTCGTGGCAGAGGGAGAACGCAAGACCCTTGAGGCTATTGAAATGTACAAGCAGTTCTTCATCTTGGGTGAGGACTTGGATTCGTACACAGTTGTGGGTACGTTATGACCGACATCACCAAATGCACAGGCGAAGGTTGCCCTCTAAAAGAAACCTGCTACCGCTTCACCGCCCCTACGGATATGTACCAATCGTTCTTTGTTGGCATACCCATCAAGCACGGACAATGCGAATACTATTGGAACACCAAACTTTAACATAAAACCAATCGTTGCATTTTTTGCAACACCTCAAATACCAAAGAATAATGCAAGACCAATTTATGAGGATAGCAATGGCGCAGCTCCGTAGCACCTACCCCTTCAAGCCCCAACGCAGAGCAGTAGCTGCTCAGATGTGGGTGAAGTTTCTTGAGCGCAAAGCGATGGCGCAATGGTTCAAAGACCAAGAGGCTAATGTATGATTAGACCCTTTGTACTCGCGTTCCACAAGCAAAACTCTGGTGTATCACACCACAGGACATTTGCACCCTTGATATGCCACAAGGATGCCGATGTCTTTTTTATTGAGAAGATAACGGATATTGACCCAGAGATATGGCCGAAGGTCACTCACATTTTTACCTCAAGGATATTTCCTGTCGAGCCTTTTGATGACTTTGTAAAGCTCTGCCGTAAGGAGGGCATCAAGCTAATCGTTGACAATGATGACTGGTGGGTGCTGCCCCCAACGCATCCTTTGCTTGAGGTATATTCAGACCAAATGAAGATGAAGATTATCCGCTCTATGAAAGCAGCGGATGAGGTATGGGTAACAAACAAGCACCTTGCCTCAAAGGTCAAGAAGTACAATAGCAACATCCGAATCATCCCAAACGCCATCAGCGTTCCAACGTGGCAGGTAGAGAGAGAGCCAAGCAAAGAAGTACGCTTCGGGTATATCGGAGGCAACCATCACGCAGCAGACGTAAGGGAGTCCACAATCAACCTTGAAGGCTATCAAGGGTATGTGGCAGAGGTAGACGGCTACCCCGATATTATGAAGGCAAGCCATAGGCTACCTACTATGCCACCAACACACTACCATAAACTCTATGAGTTCTTTGATGTGAGCCTCGTGCCGCTTACGACATCTGAGTTTGCCAAGTGCAAGTCGCACCTAAAGATGCTTGAGGCAGGGTTTAGCAAGTGCGCTCTGATAGTGAGCAACACACAACCTTATTCACCATACATCACCAAAGAGAACTGCATTGCCATCAAACACCCAAGCGAATGGGCAGGAGCAATCAAGAGGCTCAAAGAAAACCCCAACCAAGTGGCTGACCTAACGGAATCGTTATACGAGTATGTGCAGGACTTCACGATGGACAAAATAAACGAACTACGATGCTTTACATAGTCACGCCCTGCTCACGCCCTCATAACCTTGTAAGGCTAAAACAACATATCCCTGCGTATGCAACGTGGGTGGTGATGATAGACGCAAATTGCGACTTCAAGGGAGCAACAGGCGCAAACATAACCCACTACTCAAGTCGCACGGGGGATATGGGTAACCCTTTACGCAATGAGTTTCTTGACTTGTATGCTGACTCCTTTACCAAAGAGGATTGGGTTTACTATTTGGATGATGATAACGTGCTGCACCCAAAGTTCCTTGAGGAGTGGAACAACCTAAACGCTTTGGACTGTTCTATCGTAACGTGGGGGCAAGTAGGTAGGCTCCGCCCTACCGACCAACCAAGAGTCGGCAACATAGACACCGCCTGCTATATGTTCAAACCATACGACTTGCCCAACCTGCGCTTTGAGATGGCCTATGAGGCAGACGGCATCTTTGCCCAAGCAGCATCCGAGCAAGGAACACTTATCTGCGTAGAGCAGTACCTTTGTTATTACAACGCCCTAAAATGAAAACGAGCAAACAAATAGACGGGTGGTTCAACCACCAAGCAGCATACGACTACCTACTTGCCAATATGCCCGAAGACGGCACCTTCGTAGAGCTGGGTGCTTGGCTCGGTAAGTCATCAGCATACCTATGCGACAAAGCAACACACCAAAACATCACAATCATAGATACTTGGAAGGGTTCACCAAACGAACTCACAACCACCCACAAGCTCGCAACGGAGGTAGACATCTACGACCTGTTCTTAGAGAATATGGGAGAGCGTAAGTACAATGTAATCAAAGGAACATCCAAAGTTGCTGCAAAAATGTTTCTCAAGGAATCGTTAGACGTGGTATTCATAGACCTCACCCATACCTATGAAGCGGTAAGGGAGGATATCAAGCTATGGCTACCTAAAGTCAAGAAGGGAGGCTACATAGCAGGAGACGATTACCACGAACATTGGAAGGGAGTAATCCAAGCGGTAGATGAACTGCTGCCCCGAGCTACGTTCATTGATGACTGTTGGATATACCAACGATGAAGAACCACACAAAGGTCTACCTCAAAGGGATGGGCTACACCACAACTGACTTTATCCCCTGCGAGGTATGTCAAGGCCAAGCCGTAGACATCCACCACATAGAACCAAGAGGGATGGGTGGAAGCAAAATTGCTGATACCATCGAGAACCTTATGGCATTATGCAGAACTTGTCACCACGAGGCTGACTTCGGAACTAAACTAAAGAAAGATTACCTTTACGAAGTTCACAACCACCATTTATCAAAAAGAGTTATTTAGTTATGCAAAGAGCAACAATCGGTACAATCATACCAAACCCCAAGAATCCAAGAATCATAAAGGATGACAAGTTCAAGAAGCTTGTAAAGTCCATACAGGAGTTCCCACAGATGCTTGAGCTGCGCCCAATCGTAGTAGATAGCAATATGGTAGTGCTTGGGGGGAATATGCGCCTTAAGGCTTGCATAGCCGCAGGACTGAAGGAAGTACCCATTATTGTTGCGGACCAACTGACGGATGCGCAGAAGGATGAATTCATAATCAAAGACAATGTAGGCTTTGGTGAATGGGATTGGGACTTGCTTGCCAACGAGTGGGAGGTAAAGGATTTGTTTAATTGGGGAGTAGATATTCCATCGGCATATTTTGACGATGACAAAGAGCCTGAGTTTGACAAGGATATGCTTGACGAGGCTCTTGATGGATACATAAACTCAAAGGTCAAGCAGATAACCCTGTATTTTGACAACCAACAATACGAGTATGTCCTCCAAAAACTTGAGGGCATTGCAAAAGAAAATCAATTAGAAAGCAATACAGACGTAATTATCTATTTACTTGAAAGCAATAGCAATAATCCCAAGTAAGCAACGACCTGATGTATTTCAGAAAGTCTGCCGACCCTTTGTTGACTCATTGGGAATTGATACAATCGTTATATTAGAAAAGGAGGACTACGAAAAGTATGACTACCCAAACAAACTAATGCTTGAAAGAAGCAATGCAGGTATTTCGTATGCGTTGTCGGAAGGTAAAAAGTACGCGGAGCAAAACGGCTATGACATTATTTTTAAGATAGACGATGACGTTTCGGCAGTTGGAAATATATCTGAAGACCTGCAGGATATGCTTGCATACTTTTCAAAACATAAGTCGTTAGGTGCCATTGTGTTCCCTTATGACTTCGAGTTTTATGCAAAAAGCAAGAAGCTATTTACGCACATAAACAAAAGAGTGCAAACTTGCTATTTAATTAGAACCTCCTCCTTTAGGCCTCGTGAGGATGTAAATACATTTGAAGACTTTTATCAGTTCTTCCAAATGGTAAACAATAATGAGTTTACTTTATTCTGCGCACGGCACGCTATAAAGTGTAAACCCGTTGGCAGCGGAGCAGGCGGTCATCAAGCATTTGACAGAAAGCAACAGGCGGCAAATGAAATAAAGATATTTCAATCCATTGACCCAACTGTTAACGTAATTGTTAAGGAAGATAAAAGATGGTACTATGAACCCAAACTTGTAGGGGAGCAATACAAGTCAAAGAAATTATGAAACGCATAGACCTTGAGCGCAAGCCAATAGACAAGGATAAGTTCAGGAAACGAACTGCTTTGCTTTCGGATGTAAACACAACAATCAAAGAAGACTGCATTATTTATGTCAACAACGAACCTGTTGTCTTTTACAAAAAATTAGAAACCGACACTTCTGCTTTGCGGTGGGCAGTTAAAAATCAGAAATACTCAACGGGCAAAAGAAGCAGAGGACTTGAATCAACATCCAATATATTCGGATACTCCCCAAGAATTGCAATGCGCCACGACTATTGCACCGTTACGGCAATGGCTAAAAACTACCCGAAGCAACATTACATAATTACAAACTTCGTAAGTGAGTTGGTTGACTACTACAAAGAGTACTTCCCTCAGCAATACGAACACCACACAGAAACTGTTAAGGAACGGGTGATGAGTGATTGGACAATAGGAGCATCACCATTTACAAGTGGCATAGTAAATAAAAACAATCAGCTTAAATATCACTATGATGCAGGGAACTTCAAAGGAGTGCTTTCAAATATGGTTGTATTCAAAAGCGACATCATTGGTGGTCACCTTGTAATTCCCGAGTTAGACATTGCTCTTGAGGTTGCGGACAACACCTTAACAATTTTCAACGGACAAGATATTCTTCACGGGGTATCTGACATACAATACAAAAACGATTCATCGTACAGGTATTCTGTTGTTTACTATTCCCTTGAGCAAATGTGGAAGTGCGAACCTTTGGATGGTGAGATAAAGAGAATCCGTAAGGTAAAAACAGAACGAGAGAAAAAAAGATTAGACCCTGTTCATATGGATTCTTTGAAAAAAAGACAAGAGGAACTGAAGTCATATTCTGATAAAGAATTTTTTAAATCAGCAGAGAAGAATGACAAGTAGTGACATCCATAAAAAGGCAATGCTTGATGCGTTGGAGAAATCTCTCGGGGTAGTTACGTCTGCTTGCAAAAGCGTTGACCTGTCAAGGCAAACGCATTACCGATGGATGCAAGAGGACAAAGAATACAAAGCAGCAGTCGAAGAACTATCAGACGTAGCCATTGACTTTGCAGAGAGCCAACTGCACAAGCAGATAAAGGAGGGCAACTCAACCGCTACTATCTTCTTTCTAAAGACCAAAGGCAAGAAGCGTGGGTACGTGGAACGCCAAGAGGTAGACGTATCTTCGGGCAAGCTATTTCAAATTGAGGTGCTTGGCGAAGATTCAGACCAATAAAGTATATAACCACCTAAAGCGCAGCGACAAGAAGATAGTCGTTGAGCAGGGCGGTACTCGTAGCGGAAAGACTTACAACATCCTGCTATGGGTAATTTTCTATTATAGCACACGAGAAACCAACAAGACCATCACCATCTGCCGTAAGACGTTCCCTTCGCTTCGTGCTTCGGTGATGCGGGACTTCTTTGAGATACTTCGTGCCAACGACCTGTACAACGAGAGCTACCACAACAGGTCAAGCCACGAGTATTATCTGAATGGCAACCTTGTGGAGTTCATAAGCCTTGACCAACCGCAGAAAATACGAGGGCGCAAGCGCAACCTCCTGTACATTAACGAAGCCAACGAGCTGACGTTTGAGGATTGGCAGCAGCTTATAATGCGGACCGAAGACAGGGCAATCCTTGACTACAACCCTTCGGATGCGTTCCATTGGATTTACGATAAGGTGGTAACCCGTGATGACTGCGACTTTTTTCAGACCACGTACCTTGATAACCCGTTCTTGGATGCCTCAATTGTTGAGGAGATAGAGAGGCTGCAACATACGGACAATGACTATTGGAGAATCTACGGACTCGGAGAACGTGGTATGAGCCGAGCCACCATCTTCCAATACGGGCAGGCAGAGATACCAAGCGATGCCACGCTCTTATGTCACGGGATGGACTTCGGGTACACCAACGACCCCACCGCACTTGTGGCGGTGTATAAGTCGGGGGACAATCTTTATGTGGATGAGCTTATTTACCGCACGGGTATGACCAACCCCGACATCAGCAACGTACTTGCCTCTCTTGGCCTTGATAGACGCACGGAGGTATTTGCTGACTCTGCTGAACCCAAATCTATTGAGGAGCTGCATCGTATGGGATGGAACGCGAAACCCACGCAGAAGGGCGCAGATAGCGTCATAGTGGGTATTGACGTACTGAAGCGGCACAAGCTATTCGTAACCCCACGAAGCAGCAACCTAATCAAGGAACTTCAGAACTACAAGTGGGTAGAAGACAAGAACGGCAACCTGCTCAACAAACCGATAGACGCATTTAACCACGCCATTGATGCGCTCAGATATGCTACTTACAACAAACTAAGCCGCCCTAACTTTGGCAGGTATGCCATACGTTAAAACTAAAAGGTTATTTAAACAATGAAACTCTTTGTACCCAATCAAATGAACGAGATAAAACTCGTTGACTACCAAAAGTTCATACGTCTTGAAGGCGATGAGGAGTTCCTTTCACGGAAGGCAATAGAAATCTTTTGTGGGTTGTCTATGAATGTCATATTGCAGATGAAGGCCTCAAGCCTTGCCAAGACCTCAGCAGTACTATCAAAGGCATTCGCTGAAAAGCCAACCTTAATACAAAGATTCACATTGGGCAATACCGAGTTTGGGTTTATACCTTCTCTTGATGAAATCACCGTTGGCGAACTGCACGACATTGATGAATACATATCTGATATGCAGACTATGCATAAAGCAATGGCGGTATTGTATCGCCCTGTAATCGCAAGAGTCGGCAATAGGTACGACATTGAGTCTTATGAGGGTTCTGCTAAATACGCAGAGCAAATGCAACAAGCACCCCTTGATGTGGCAATAGGAGCAATGGTTTTTTTTTGGACTTTAGGAAAAGATTTGTCGCACGTTTTCCTGAAATCTTTAGCGACCGAGAGTCCGATGAATTTAGTCCCGCTAATCAATTTTCTAAAAAGTGGGGTTGGCTACCCATATACCACCAACTTGCAGGCGGAGATGCTCTTAAATACGACCAAGCGTCAAAGCTTACCGCAGGCTTCGCCTTCACGTTCCTCACTTTTGAAAAAGACAGGCTCGAAACCGAAAACAGAATCCTTGAAAAACAACTAAAACGATGAGACAGTTCTACGATATCACCACCAAGATAAAGGATACCCTTGAGGCGAATAGCCAAGTAAACGTGGTAACAACAGGGGATGTCTATGACGTTGACCTAAACAAGCAGACCATCTTTCCTTTGGCGCACATTATGGTAAACCAAGCAACATTCGATGGCCAAGTAGTACGGATGAGTATGAGCCTTATTTGTATGGACTTGGTAGATGAAACCAAAGAGAACCCACGCTTACAGGCAGAGCCTTTCTACGGAACGAGCAACGTGCAAGATATTCTAAACACGCAGCTTGCGGTAATAAACGATTTAGTTCAAGAATTACGCAGGGGTACCCTATATAAGAACCTTTACCAATTAGACGGTACGCCAACTTGCCTGCCTTTTACCGAGAGGTTCGAGAACCTGCTTGCGGGATGGACTGCCACGTTTGACGTACTTCTTTCAAACACAGAAATCAGCGTCTGCTAAATGCTTCTCCGACAAGATTTTATTCGGGCAAGCCTTGAGAAGTTCGCCAATGGGGTTGTTGAGCAAGCAAGGGCTAACCTTGTTCGTGAAAATAAAAACGTAACGGGAAACCTATCTCAGTCCCTGCAATACTACATAGAAGTAAACCCTAATTCAATCGCCCTACGTTGGGAGATGGATGAAACCGCACCATATTGGAAATTCCAAGACTATGGCGTAAGGGGCAAGACATCTTCAGACAAGGCACCAAATAGCCCGTATAAGTTTGGCACAGGCAGCGGTATGGCAGGTGGCCTTACAAGGGCTATCAATGAGTGGGTTAGGGCAAGGCGTTTTCAATTTCAAAGCAGGTCAGCAGGGTCAAAGGGACAATTCTTGAGCTATGACTCTACTGCGTTTCTAATTAGCCGCAGCATTTATAACAAAGGAATTAGAACTACAAACTTTTTTACTAACCCTTTTAGGTTAAATTTTGAGCAATTACCTGCTGAAATTGCAGAGGCCTATGCGCTTGATATAAGGGAATTTTTAGAATTTACATTGAAGCAACCAAAGAAATGAGTACACCTATACTTGGCACCCCAAACTTGACCCTGCCAAACATTATGCCCACCAAGATACCAATCTACATTGGGGGTAAAAACAACACGCTCACCAATGATGAGCTATATGAGATGTCTCTTGCTTTAAAAATATATGCAGGGCCAAAGACGTATCCAGCCACCGCAGCAAACTACACCTTAAATAAGAATTATGCGGTTAATAATGTCATCAACTTTGATGTATCTAAACTGCTTCAGGGAATGTTTGTTCCTGATTTTGGGCAGACATCTGGTTACGGCTTCCAAACCCTAACTACGAATGAAGTGTTTTGGGTTGCCCCGACAGGTGACTGGGAGTATTCTAATAACGGAGACCCTGCTGCCTCTGCGCAATGGGGTAGTGGTAATACTTACGCCTTCTTGGTAAGCAATGGGTGGAAGTTTAACAACGTCTACGGAGCAGGTGAATATGGCATATCAAGCCCTAACCTGTTCCCGATGCGAGAGCGTTATGTGCTGCCTAATCAATACGGGGCTTTTGCCCTTAACAACGTATATATAAGAAACGAGGAAAGCCCGCTTATTTATTTGTACTTTATTTTGATAGAATGGAATAGCGATGGAAATTTAGAGGCATTATACAACACCGCTACTAACCCATACTTTCCTGCGTTTAACAATGACTCAACAAAATCAGTAGTTTATAGCGGTGTCTACCCTAAGAACTTAAATGAAAACCCGTACTTAATTGATTCCGCAAAACCAAGTCAGCATCAAGTTGGTGAATACTACGACATTTTAGTTTGCGATTCAAATGGCGATGTCGTATTCACTCAGCGTTTTGTTTTAACCTGCGAGCCAAAGTACACGCCATACATTGTGCATTATGTAAATCGCTATGGCTTTATTGATACACTTACGTTCTTTAAGCGCAGCGATACAAGCGGTCAGTTCACCGAAGAATCCTACAAACGCCAGTTAGACTCTAACGCATTTAACTGGGGAGACCCTGATGCTTTTTGGGCAACACAAGGCCAGTACGTTTCTTACAACATCAACTCAAGGAACTCCCACAGACTAAATACTGGGTTTGTTGGCGAAGACCACAAAGACGTAATTGAAGACATACTGATGAGTGACTTCGTGGTGTTTGAGCAATCGGATGGAACTTTCACTCCTGTTGTTCCAGAGCGAGGTAGCATTGAATACCAAAAGCACGTCAACCAAAAGCTTATCAATTACACTATAACCTTCCGTGATGCTTACGACCAACGCTGGGGTGCATTATGAATAATGTAGATATTTACGTCAACGGATATAAGTTGGACTTGTTTGGTGATGAGGAAATCACCATCAACCTATCGGTGCAGAACGTGCAGGACATCAGCAAGGTCTTCACGGACTTTACGCAAGCGTTCACCGTGCCTGCTACTGCTTGGAATAACTCTATCTTTCAGCACTACTATAACTCAAATATAGATACATCAACAATCGGGAGAACCACCTTTACCGATGCCGATAGTTTGTTTGCTATGTACTCAGCGAGGGTTTCTCGTGACGGTGGGAAGATTGAAGGTGGGGAGTGCTGCGTTGATAAACTAAAAGAGCTTGGCCCAGCCTCCGCATCTACGAGCGCAGCGGTTACGTTTGATGGTCGCTTGCGACAGGAAGCAAGAATTGAAATCAACTCCTTGCCATTCCGCACGGGGGTTGTAGAGCTTGAGAATACGCAGCTCAAAGGCGCAGAGCCGTATGCCTATACCTTGACGTTCTATGGGGATGTGGTAACGCTTACGGACTTATTTGGCGAGGACTATCTGTACGACCTTGACTTCAGCACCTACGACCATCCTTATACCGATGCAGAAATCTTTGCGAGGCTCACTACGGATGCCTATGCTCCGTTGTTTTATCCTTTGATGAGTCCTGTGAAGAATTGGTTTTACCAAAGCGGCAGTGGTGGTGGTGCTGACAATGAAAACAACATAGCGCATAGGGAGGGTGGAGAAAGTCAACAAAGTCGAGGCATCCGCTACTTTGAGTTAAAGCCTGCTCTAAAGGTTTATACCATTATAGAAACCATTGGGACAAAGTACGGCATCACCTTTACGGGTGAGTTTGTCAACTCTGTTCCGTTTCAAGACCTGTCGCTATGGCTTCACCGCAAGGAGGGGTGGATGTACCAAGACCAACCGAACGCAGTAACCTATCAAAAGATAAACTTCCAAACAAGAACGGGTACTCATTTTGACCTTGCGAATGATACTTTTGACATAACTGCTGACGGAAAGTATAATTTCACCGTTTTTGTCAATACCTTAAGCGTAGAGGCCAATGTTGGATTATTTGTAAATGGAGCTTATCGGTCATCGGTCGTACTGCCAACCATTGCCGCAGGTAACCTTGTTGCATTACAAGGATTTGATTGTCGTGCGGGAGATAGGGTTTCGTTAAGGATTAAGCCTAATCAAAATTCAACGGCTCTTACCTATCGCTTCACATCGTGGCAAGCAACTCTGTTCCCATCTACTTCTATTGGAACTGCCTCAATGTCATCATCCGCTACCATTACGGCAACGGTGAGAGTATCGGAATTGATGCCAGAGATAAAGGTAAAAGACTTCTTGGCAGGGGTTCTGAAGATGTACAATATGGTAATCGTACCAACTACGACTAACACCTTCTTGCTTCAGCCTTTAGATGGTTGGTACGCAGCAGGAACCGACCAAAACTATCAGAACTACCTTGACATCACGGAGTACACCATAGACCGCCCACCGCTATACAAAGAGATAGAATTTAAGTACCAACCCACAGAGCAGATACTTGGATTCCAATATCAGCAGACTAATGACGTAGGGTTTGGGGACTTAAACACCACCTTTACTTTTGATGGCGAGGAGCTGCTTATTGAGGTGCCGTTTGAATGTCCGCTATTTGAAAGGTTAACAGACCAACATCCACCCACAAGTCTTACCAACGTAATCGTTTACAAAAGCATTACAACAGATGCAAATGAGGCAGGTGTATTCAACCCGTATTTGGGCGCACCTATCTTATTCTATGGCTACTTTGATAATTACGATTTAAACGAAAACCCAATCACGTTTGTAAACGAAGGTGGGGATAGTCACGAAAGAGTTGACATTGCTTGGTATGCCAATACGTCAAACCGCTATTCAAGTGCAGCAGACTCCTACTCTATTTGTTTTGGCGGAGATATAGACCCGTTCCATTTTGAATCGGTAAACCAAAGTTTATACTATACCCAATGGTCAGACTACATCACCGACCTATACTCCAAGCAGCGCAGGGTGTACAACGTAGAAGCGGTCTTGCCCATCGGCAAAATCATAACGCTGAACCTCCAGAACGCAATCATTTGGAACAACGCCAAGTACATCATAAACAACGTGAGCCTGAATATGACCACAGGCAAAGCATCATTTGAACTCCTTAACGTAGTATGAAAACCAAATATGTAAGTTACTTAATAGAGGTGCTTCAGTCGGAGGATTGGTATGGCGTAAGTGCGGCAGTTGATATTGCCAAAGGAAAATACGCCTTACCAAGAAATTGGGCAGAGGGATTCAAATTGATTAGAAGGGAATGGCAGAAGAAGTAAATATCAATATTAATGTTACGTCAAATGTTGTATCAACAACAAGCGAGGTAACAAAAAAGATTGATGGTATAAAGAAAAGCGCTGAAGGCGCAACTACTGCCCTTGATGAAACGGGTAGTGTTGGCAACGCTGCCATTAAGCTAATTGACAAAGCAACGGGCGGGCTTGGAACGAAGTTCGTACAAATCATTAAATACTCTAAAGAGCTTGGAACGGGCCTGCTCACTTCGTTTACGAGTGGGGTCAAGGCAGTAAAAACTTTTGGCACTACGCTTGTAACTGCATTGCGGGGGGGCACCGTAGCGGCAAATACCCTTAAAGGTGCGCTTATTGCCACAGGCATAGGGGCGTTGGTGGTTGCCGTAGGCTCACTAATAGCATATTGGGATGACATTAAAGCCGCAATAGGCGGTGCTTCTCAAGAACAAAAGACCTTACTTAAAGATGCAGAGTCCAACGTAGAAGCGCAAGAATCTGCGGCAGCAGCGTTAGCACTTCAAGAAAACTCACTACGCTTGCAGGGCAAGAGCGAAAAGGAGATACGCGACCTTAAAGTTCAGCAAACGAATGAAACTATAACTGCGTTAGAGGCTCAGCTTGTTGCGCAGGAGTCTATCAAGAAATCACAGATTGAGGCAGCTAAAAGAAATAAGGAAATACTGCAAGCCGCTATACGCGCCATAACACTTCCTGTGGCAGCATTGCTTGGAAGCATTGATTTGATTGGTAAAGCACTCGGTAAGAACTTTGGTCTTGAGGAGGGGTTTTCGGGCGGGCTCGCTAAACTTGTTTTTGACCCTGAAGAAGTAGCGACTGCTGCCGATGAAACTATTGAGGAAACAAAAAAACAACTTGCCACGCTAAAAAGCACACGAGATGGTTTTATAGTTGCCAACAACGCAGAGGCTGCTGCAAATGCAAAAGCAGCTGCTGACAAGGCTGACAAATCCGCAGCTGATGCACTTGCCAAAGAGAAGGAGCGCCTTGCGGCTCTTGCAGCCCTTCAAAAAGAAACTGCTGACATAATTGATGCCAACGAAGAAGCTGCTATCAAAAATGAAGTGGAGCGTGAAAACGCTCGCTTTAAGAACCTACAAGAAAAACTTCAACGTGAGCGTGATGAACAAGTAAAGGCAGCAGAGGGTGACCAAGTGCTAATTGCCGCTATTAACGCTAAGTACAACGCCTTAGGCGAGCAGGCTACACTAAACCACCTTGCGGCTATAGAGGGTTTTACAAAAGCATCGGAAGACAAACTAAAGGCGCAAAAGGAGCAGATTGCTAATATCAATATTGGCCTAATTGAAAATGAAACTACCCGAGCCCTTGCTGCACTTAAATTAAAATATGATGCAGAGTATGCCGCCGCCGAAGGTAATGCCGAACTTCAATTAGCCCTTCAAAAGCAATTTATTTCAGAAGGAGCTGCCATTCAAAAGTCCGCAGATGATAAAGCTAAAGATGACAAGCGTAAGCAAACTGCTGAAATAAAAGACCTTGTTGTAGGGAGTGCTACTGCAATCATTGATAACTTGCTTTCGTTAAACAACCTTTACGATAAAAATGACGAGGCAGCGGCTAAACGTGCTTTTGAAAGAAGCAAGAAACTACAAATCCTGCAAGCCATTATTAATACTGCTTCAGGCATAATGGGTGCGCTTGGCACCCCAAACGTAGGCGATGTTCTTACAGGGGCTAACTTTATTAAAGCAGGCGTTATCGCGGCTACGGGCGCTGCGCAAATTGCTACTATTGCTGCACAACAATTTGACGCAGGTGGTGGCACCACCCCTGATGCACCGAACGCGCCAAGCGCGCAATCGTTACAACCACAATTTAACATCGTAGGTCAAAGTGGAACAAACCAACTTGCGCAAAGCATAGGCGGTCAGTTTGACCAACCCATCCGTGCCTATGTCGTAGGTCAGGATGTAACGACCTCACAACAACTACAACGCCAAAGAGTAAGAACCGCAACATTCGGATGATGAAACTAATTGAACTAATACTTGATGAATCAATGCTGCTCACGGGCATTGATGCCATCTCCCTTGTAGAATACCCTGCGATTGAGGAGGACTTCATTGCGCTCAACTCACAACGGATAGAGTTCGCTACGCAGAGCGATGAGAAGCGCATCCTTATGGGAGCAGCACTCGTACCCAACAAGCCCATCTACCGAGCCGAAGGGCAGGAGGAGTTCTACGTTTACTTTAGTGAAGCCACCATCCGCAAAGCCAGCGAGATGTTCTTTCAGAAGTCCAAGCAGAACAACGCTACGCTTGAACACGAGGTAGGCATCAACGGACTCACGGTTGTAGAGTCTTGGATTATCGAAGATGAGGTACACGACAAGAGCAAGAAGTACGGCTTTGATTTACCCGTAGGCACTTGGATGGTATCTATGAAAGTCAACAACCCCGAGATTTGGACAAACTTTGTCAAGACAGGAAAGGTCAAAGGCTTCTCTATTGAGGGGTACTTTGTGGACAAGCTAAACCTTGCCAAGCAAGAGATGGCAATTCTTGAGGAGCAGGAAGCAGCGTTGATGCTTGCACAGATTGTGGCTATCATAAAAAGGGATGGCCGTAAGAAGTCGGGAACACGCACCGAGATGGAATCGTTCTCTGACTACCCTGATGCGGTAAAGAACAACGCCAAGCGTGGTATTGAACTAAACGAGAAGAACGGCAACAAGTGTGCAACGCCTGTCGGTAAGGTAAGGGCGCAGCAGTTAGCACAGGGCAAGCCTGTGAGCGTAGAGACCATCACACGGATGTACTCGTACCTATCAAGAGCCGAAGAATACTACGATGAGAACGACACGCAATCCTGCGGCACAATATCGTTCCTGCTATGGGGCGGTCTTGCAGGTAAGCGTTGGGCAGAATCTAAACTAAAAGAACTTAACAATGAATAGACCACAAAAACTCCCTGTTGCTTCCCCACGAGGTGGAAGGCGTGGATGCTTATGTCCAGACAACACCTACAAGTCCAACTGCTGCGATGGCTCCCTGCAAGCACAGGGTGTTGGCTCGCTTGTCGGACAAGGCACGGTAGTTATCAATCCTTAAAAATGTTACAAATAATCAAAACCCCTTTAATTAGTTAGATATGAAAGCAAACAATATCCTAAACCGCATCCTTGCCGAGCTATCCTCCATCCGTGAGGTTAAGTTCGAGCAAATGACACTTGAGAACGGAGCCGTTCTTGAGGCAGAATCATTTGAAGCAGGTAACGAAGTATTTGTCATTAGTGGCGAAGACCGCGTTGCTGCTCCAGTTGGCGAACACCTACTTGAAGATGGTCGTGTACTCGTCATCACCGAAGAAGGCGTTATCGCTGAAATTAAAGAAGCATCCGCTGAAGCAGAGGTAGAAGTTGAGGTTGAGACCGAAGAGCCTACTGAACTTGCTGAAGTGGAAGTAAAAGAAGAAGCCCCTGCGGTTGTCGCAATCATTGAGAAGGTTCTCGAGGAGATTGCAATGATGCGTGAGGAGATGAAAGGAATGCGTGAGGAGATGGGCGGCTACGCCAAGAAGGAGGAGATGTCAGCTATGAAAGCTGAACTATCTGCCGCACCTGCTGCGAAAGCCATCAAGCACAACCCCGAAACAAAGCAAGTCCAAAAGATGAGTGCCAACCGCCCCGAAAGAGCGATTGACCGAGTCCTTGCACGAATCAACAAATAACAAATAAACAATGGCTACAACCACTTCAATCACCACTTCGTACGCTGGCCAATTTGCCAGTAAGTACATCTCTGCTGCTCTTTTGAGCGCAAACACTTTGGACAAAGGTCTCATTGAGATTCTTCCCAACGTAAACTACCGCACCACCCTTCAGAAGGTGAACACTAACGACATCGTAAAAGATGCCACTTGTGATTTTGATGCAACTTCTACTTTGACCTTGACTGACCGCATCCTTGAGGTTGAGCCATTTCAAGTGAACTTGCAGCTTTGCAAGAAGGACTACTACGATTCTTGGATTGGTGGTCAAATGGGATTCTCTGCTTACGATAGCATTCCTGCTTCTTTCGCTGACTTCCTTATCGCCCACGTTGCTGCAAAGACTTCACAAAAGATTGAGCAGAACATTTGGAACGGAGCTGCTGCTTCTGCGGGTGAGTTCTCAGGATTCCTTTCTTTGATGACTGCTGACTCTGACGTTATTGACGTAACTGCCACAACCGTGACGGCTGCAAACGTAATCACCGAACTTGGTAAAGTTGTAGATGCTATTCCTTCTGCCCTTTATGGCAAGGAAGACCTTCAAATCTTTGTCCCACAAAACGTAGCAAAGGCTTATGTCCGTGCGCTTGGTGGATTCGGAACTTCAGGTCTTGGAGCGAATGGTGTTGACAACAAAGGCACTACTTGGTACGGCAACGGAGACTTGTTCTTTGATGGCATCAAGGTTGTTATGTGTAACGGATTACCTTCAAACAAGATGGTCGCTGCTCAAGCTTCAAACCTATTCTTCGGAACTGGTCTTTTGAACGAGCGTAACGAAGTTCGCGTTCTTGATATGGCTGACCTTGACGGTTCAGACAACATCCGCGTTATCCTACGCTTCTTCGCAGGAGTGCAGTACGGAATCGGAGCTGACGTAGTCCTTTACTCTTAATCCGAGTTAATGTAAATCAAGAGGGGGCTTGGGCTATGTCCTCGCCCCCTTTTTTAATTCTAATAAAACAAACAAACAATGGCGTGTGATATTACTTTAGGCAGGGCAATTCCCTGTAAAGACGTAGTCGGAGGAATCAAAAGTGTAATCTTTGTCAATTATGATGCTTTGCGTCCTGTTGTACTTACTGCTGATGACTCTATTGCGAGCATTAGCGGCACTGCTTCAGGCGGTGTCTTTTCAGGATTTGAATATGACGTAAAAGGAAATAGCTCTTTTGAGCAAACCTTTAACTCAAGCCGTGATAACGGAACTACGTTCTTCACTCAAACCTTGAACTTGACTTTAACCAAGTTGAGCAAAACTGATAACAAGCAGCTAAAATTGCTTGCTTACGGTCGGCCTTACGCTTTCGTAACAGACTACAACGGCAACACATTTATGATGGGTCGCTTGAATGGTGCTGAAGTTACGGGAGGAACGATTGTAACTGGTGCTGCAATGGGTGACCTATCGGGTTACACTTTGACAATGGAAGGACAAGAGGTAACTCCTGCTAACTTCTTAGATGGCTCAACTGCTACCAACCCATTTGCAGGAGTTAACGCTACTGCGGTAATTGTTACGGGCTCAAACTCGTAACCTACCGCAAGGTAAAATAGTTGAAGGGGCGTAAGCCCCTTTTCTATTTTCAAACAAATCTGAATTAAAAGGTTATTTACTTAAGATGCATATCCTTCAAGTATCAGCTTCACCTCAAACCATTACGGTCATCCCTCGTGAGTTCGTTTACTCATCAGAGGACTTGGAACTTTACTTCGAGCGTGTGTTGCTTGATGGTGGCACTTTAGAGGCCACAGGATGCGTTACAAGCGCAGTTAACGACCTTGATGGCGTTACGCTATATTTGATTGATGAAAGCACCAACACAGAGCAAGAAATCAATCCCACAATAACAGAGGGCAATGGCTTTATGGAACTGACGGCAGTCTATACATTAGTCAACAACCGATTCTACGGCCTCAAATTAATATACGATGGTGACCTTATCTACCGAGATAGGGTATTCGTAACTTCGCAAACAGATTTCGACAAATTTACGGTGAACGAAAACGTCTACACCGAAGAAACAAGCTACAATAATGAGTACATCATCATCTAAAGTCCACGTTGTGAACTTCAGTTCCTACACCACACCTGTTGTAAAAGAGGTGCAGGGTAAGGACTACGTTGAATACGGAGATAACAACGACTACTTCGGCTACCTAATTGACCGCTACAACGGCTCACCTACCAATAACGCTATCCTCAACTCTTTGATGGATATGACCTTTGGCAAGGGACTGGATGCAACGGACTCTGCCAAGAAGCCAAGTGAGTACGCAGCGATGCGCGGCTTGTTCACAAAGTCCTGCTTGCAGAAGGTCGTAGCTGACTATGTGATGATGGGGCAATGCTCTTTTCAAGTGGTGTACTCCCAAGACCACAATATGATTGTAGAGGTGCAGCACATCCCCGTAGAGACGCTCCGAGCCGCAAGGTGCAACGAAGAGGGCGAGATTGAGGCATACTACTACGCAAAGGATTGGAACGATGTAAAGAACAGAAAAGAGACTGCGGTACGCATCCCTGCATTTGGCACAAGCCGTGAGGGATTAGAGATTCTATACATCAAGCCATACCGAGCAGGATTCTACTACTACTCCCCCGTTGACTATCAAGGTGGCCTACCCTATGCAGAGCTTGAAGAGGAGATTGCCAACTACCACATCAACAACATTCAGAACGGCCTTTCGCCTTCTATGCTTATTAACTTCAACAACGGAGTACCGAGCGAGGAAGAGCGCAGAAGCATTGAGCAGCAGATAGCCACGAAGTTTAGCGGTAGTTCAAACTCTGGCAAGTTCATCCTTGCGTTTAACGATAACAAAGACCTTGCTGCAACGGTTGACCCTGTGCAGTTATCGGATGCCGCAGAGCAGTACCAATTCTTGAGTGCTGAAGCAACGCAGAAGATAATGGTTTCGCATCGTATCGTAAGCCCTATGCTTTTAGGTATCAAGGACAATTCAGGACTTGGCAACAACGCAGAGGAACTGAAGACCGCATCTACACTTTTAGATAACCTTGTAATCCGACCCAAGCAGGAGATTATCATTGACGGCATAGATATGATTCTTGCGTACAATGACATCAGCCTAAACTTGTACTTCAAGACCCTTCAGCCTTTAGAGTTTACCGAAGACGTGGTAACGCCTATGGATATGGAGACTCGCGAGGAGGAGACTGGCGTTAAATTGTCAAGCCAAGAGCCGAGCGATGAGATGTTTGAGGAGGCGTTTGCTGCTTTAGAAGAAGTAGGCGAGGTCGTGAATATGGATGAGTGGGAGCTTGTAGATGAAAGACCAGTTGACTACGATGCGGAGCAGGCATTAAGCAAGTACGCATTCGCATCAACAGGCAGCGCATTCCCTAACGCCAAGAGCGACCAAGACGGAGTTACTGAAGAAGGCAAGAGGTACAAGGTTCGTTATGCTTACGCTCCCGAAACTACAAAGACCAATAGCCGTGAGTTCTGCAAGAAGATGGTATCAGCAGGCAAGGTCTACCGCAAGGAGGATGTGCTTCGTATGAGCAGCCAAGCGGTAAACGCAGGTTTCGGTGTAGAGGGAGCAGCAACCTATTCAATATGGTTATACAAGGGCGGTGCAAGGTGTCATCACTTTTGGATGCGCAAGACCTACTTGGCAAAAGGCGAAGGCGTAACTCCCGATGTAGGCAACCCCAACGCAGAGGTGAGTGTAAACAAGGCAAAGAAGGAGGGCGTGGTACTTGAGACCAATCCTACAAACGTAGCGAAGCGACCTGTTGATATGCCCAATCAAGGATTTGTAAACCCACGATAAGATATGGCAACGGCATTATTCATCAAAAGAGAGGACTTGGTTCGCAACACCGCAATAGGCGGTAACGTGGACACGGACAAGTTCATCCAGTTCATCAAGATAGCACAGGAGATACACATCCAAAACTATACAGGCACAAAGTTGTATGACAAGATAAGCGATGACATCATCGCCAATACTCTTGCCAATCCCTACCTCGCTCTTGTAAACGACTACCTTCAGCCGATGCTTATCCATTGGGCGATGGTGGAGTACTTGCCTTTTGCTGCTTATACCATCGGCAACGGTGGGGTGTTCAAGCACAACTCCGAGAATAGCACTACCGCAGAAAAGATTGAGGTGGACTATTTGGTCGGCAAGGCTCGTGACTTAGCGCAGTACTACAC